CCAACTCCAGATCCTGAGCCAACTCCAGATCCTGAGCCAACTCCAGATCCTGAGCCAACTCCAGATCCTGAGCCAACTCCAGATCCTGAGCCAACTCCAGATCCTGAGCCAACTCCAGATCCTAAAGCAGTTAATAAAAGAACTGGGTCAAGATCTAAAAACAAAAAATAGATAACTTAAACATGGGGTAACCTTATGTCTAATACTAAAGTTAAAACGTCACAAGATGGCAATGGCAAAGGTATGGATAATACCTTTCCTGATGGGGATAACCCTGTTTCTGGGAGCCCATTTGCTGTGGGTACTACTGCAACCGCTATAAGTTTAGATGGTGCTAAGTCCAATGAGGTACTAGTAAGTATAAATGGGGCTACTGGCGGTAAATGCTATCTAACTTTTAGTAATACCCGTGATGCGGATGCCTCACTGGATTTCGGATTTTCTACTGGGGCTATAGTATCTGTACCAAACACGGGGGGCGAACTTAAAGCTATAGGCGATGCCTCTGATATTGAGTTGCGTATGTTTTACTCAAAAGGAGTGTCTTGATATGCCTATAAAAACTTTTTCAGGGGTGTCACAAGGTGGAGGATCTGCAGCAGCAGCGTCTCTTGCGCATTTTAGTTATGAGACTACCGTAAACCAAGCATGGGTTCAGGGAAATGCCATAAAGTTCGATACCACTCTCTATTCAAATGGGAGTGATATAGATGGCTCGGATATTGCTACAAATGGGTCTTTTAAATTAAAAAAAGGGTTTTACCTTGTATTGGCTTTTATACCCCTAAATGTGCCTAACGCAGGTGGCGGGGACATAAGGTTAAAAAACATAACTACTAATAGCTATGTCCAAGCCGACGGTTTTGCTTCTGGCATAGGGGGGGCTACTACAAAAGACGTTACTCTAGGTGGAATTATAGAGGTTGTAAACGATGATGACGCTTTTATTTTAGAGATGTACTCAGGGAACCCTACTGCAATACAGTGTACAATAGATTCTAGGCAGCCTAACTTATCTATACATTCATTAGGAACTGTTACAAACACAGTTAATACAATAAACGGCACACCTAGTTTTGCGAGGCTGTTCTCACTAGGCACTGATACAGAACCCACAGGCTCGACTACTAGTTTTCAAAAGATGGTGGGGTACGCCAATAATACAGCACTAGGACTAACAGCAGATTCAGCAAACGGTGAAATAACAATTGCTGAGGATGGATATATAAAAGTTAGTTTTATGTTAGCAAACCATGATTGGGATGGCGATTGGAGTTTTGAATTAGCAGTTAACGGCACATTTACAGGCAACAACCACATATTCCAAGCACCTGCAGCAAGCACTGGTGATGTTGCCCATGCGCATTTTAACCCTATGCAAGTTAATGCGGGGGATAAAATATCGGTATTCTATAAATCAACAGTGAATGATGCCGTAGATTGGCAAAGTAGGTCTGCGATGTCAATGTATTTAGATGTTGAGGTTTTAGCCTACCAAGATACTATAACTAATATAATCAATGCTACAGACCCTAATGAGTATGAGTACGCAATGGTTGAACCTTTTGCTTCTTCAACTGTACCTGCCATAGATGCAGATTATAGTTTCAATAGTGTCGGAGATCATCAATACCGCTCTACAGCAGGTATTTCCGTGGCTAATGATGTTATATCTTTAGCTAAAGGCGGAATGTTCGAGCTGAAAGCTTTGGTTAAGCCAGATATAACACAAACTGGAACATCAGACTTTCAGTTCCATGATGGCAGTGCATATATTGGTAGTATTGGTACCCTAGGGGCTAATGGTGGGGATAAGTCTGTGGATACTACATCAACTGCTTTTGTTAACACCTCAGCAAATGCTAAAAACATAACGCTGAAAAACAAAGCAGGTGACGCAGGTTTTAGTTTTGACACTAACGGCACTGTTATAATTATAAACAGAGTAGCGGGGTAACATATGGCCACTATTAATACTAGGGCGGCTTTAACTGAATTAGCGGAAGATGACTTATTATTCATAGAGGATACTTCTGCTAGTGAGTCTAAGAAGATGGAAGCTAAGAACTTAGAGTTATGGCTAAAACGTGAGGTTGGGCAAGTAAAGATAAACAATGGCAATGGGGTAAAGCCCAGTTATGCCTTAACCGCTGATACCTCACAGATATTTAGCTATACTAGTCCTTTAAGTTTTTCAAGCTTTCCTACAACAACTTGGCCACAGATGGTAGGCACGAGTAGCGATAACCTAATTTGCGACTTCACTAATAATTCTTTTTTAGAGAATGCTGCACTTGGACAGTCCCATGTATGGCGGTTTCAGTTTACATTCTCAGGTAAACCTAACAACCAGACTTGCGATATTGCTGTAAGACTTTATAATTCAATATCTGGGTTTCAAAGGAATAAAACTATATCCTTACTAGAAAATAAAAATTCTGGGTTTTTCGATGCTGAGTTTATAACTATAGCGGATTCCGCTAGCCTACCTTCTCCTTTAGGTACTGGTCATGGATATAATCTTGAGGTTACATCAGAACTTGGAATGACAGTTACCCTAGAAGATGCAACTAGGATATCTCTATCGCATAACTCATATGCGATAGATATTTAATATTAACTATTTCAAGAGGCCAATTATGGAGCAGAAGATTTTAAGCTGGTTTGGCAACTCAAGTATAAGCCCTGATTTAATGGGTATAAATTTTATAGGTGATAGTGTACGATGGGATTATAGTAACTATTGTATAGAGTTAAATTCTAAAGCTACTGGGTCTAACTATGTACACTTCCAAAGTGACGTAAAGCAGAGTTCATTTAGGTATAGAGTCTCCGTTAGTTATTACGCTGCAGACGGCAACAATTGGGGTGATGGGCTTGCTATAGGGTGCATGTGTAATTCAACCCCAATAAAAGATAGGCTATCTGCATGGGCATTACATTATGGAGGGTATTCAGGTTTTGATGGGGCGTATACTACCTATTTTAATGAAAAGAAACAAGAAGATACTGAGGCAGGGCAGCTAACCTTTTTTAGCAATGGAGGTTATATTAATTCTAGTATTGGTGTGGGGGAGGTGAATACTGGGATACATAGCCAGCTTATATTCGAGGGCATTTCAGATGAAAATGGCATGCAGTGTACTATATCTAATAATGATGGGAAGTTAATAAATGGTGTGTGTGGTATATCTAAATCCCAGATAACTGAACCTTTTGGCGGTAGATTTTTCTTTATAAATGGTATAAATAAGACCTATAATATAGTAAGACGCATACATAGCATAGAGTTATGGAGTAGTTGATTGTATGAGTAGAGTGAAAAAAGCAATACTAAAACATGGATCTACTTTTAGATGTGTTTTATTCTGGGGGTATTCATATAGAGATAATATAAGTAAGGTAATATCATATAAAGACCTAAGCACAGTAGTATCTGCAAAAATGCAGTTTAAACGTGGTAGTTCGGACAGCATAGAGTTAGAGCTTAGTTTGCACGACGGTATCAACATACTAGATGCATCTCAAGGTAAGTTTGAGATACAAATAAGCACTGCTAGGGGGTATGAACTTAAAGAAGGAATCATAACTGGGGATATAATATTTACTTTCGATGACGAAACTACTATAAATCTATTTGATCTAAGATTAGAGATACAAGGAAGCATAACATCATGAGCGCTGATATTGTAACTAACCTACAGGTGCATATAGAAGATTTGCCAGTGTATGTCCTTATAAGTGAACTGGATAGCCCTATAGTAGTTACTTCGGAAGAGTCTGAGCTTAATACGCTTGTAATAACTTATGATCAAGATGAACAGGATATTGAAGATAGGTTTAAGGAAATAGAAGAATTTAACTCTAATACATTTGATGTTATGTCTAAAGGGTTTAAGCAAGGTTAACATTAAAATGGTTTAATGCTAACAATAGAGTATAACTATATTAAGGAGAATAAATTATGTCAATATATAACTTTGATCAATTAAAAACTGATGCATTGGCGTTTAATGCTAGACACCACCAATCTATTTTGGAGAACCAAGATAATGCTGCTGCGATTCAGTCTAACTTAAACTTAATTCAGTTTGTACAGGATAACGCAGATCCTTCTGCAATCGACTCACTTACTGAAATACTAGCGCAGGCTCAGACTGATAATACTAGCGTGTTGAATATTGTTTCTACTTTAGAAGTTAAACACAATAGTGAATTAGCCGCAGCACAAGTTAGTTTACAAGCCTCAATAAATGCTTTAGAGGCTAAACATAATACTGAGTTAGCAGCAGAGGTTAATAGTAGACAAGCAGCTTTAACTGCTTTGGAAGCTAAACACGATGCAGAAAAAGCAGCTCTTGATAGCGCATTAGCAGCAGAAGCTCAGTCACGTATCGATGCAGACACAGCTAATGCAAACTCTCAAGCAGCTCACGCGGCTGATGTGCAAGCTACTTTTGCTGATGTAGCAGAGGTTCTTAATAACGCACTAGCTAATCAGTAAATCTATAAAAAACTACTAAAATCTTAGTATAAGTTGTATACTAAGATACATACCCTACTAAGATTTTAGTGGTACTACCTGGGAGAGTATTTAATGGCGTTAATATTACAGAATGATCAAGGTACAGTAGTCAATGCTAATAGCTATACAGATACGTCTTACGCTGATATTTATTTTTCTGATAGGAATAATGATACATGGGCTAATGCCACTACTACACAGACCACCTCAGCTTTAATAAAAGCTTGGCAGTATATAGATACCATGTTTAAATTTGCAGGATATCAGGCAACTGATACTCAAAATACTGAGTTTCCTAGATACGGTATTTTTAATTCTAGGGGACAAGAGCTTACAGGTATCCAAACCAAGGTTAAAAACGCACAATGTGAATATGCTTTAGTAGCCTTAACCCAAGACTTAACTATAAATCAGACTCCTATAAATACTCCAGTTATTAAAAAGAAGTCTCAGAAAGCAGATGTTTTAGCTACTGAGGTTGAGTACGATACCACTATAGGTCAGCAAATAGTATTTAGTTATCCAAATGCTGATTTCTGGCTAAAAGAATTTTTAAATGGAAATAGATTCAATGGCTATTACTAATTTTGAACAAGAAATGTTGGGGGTAGCCAACGAGCTAATAGATGTTTTTGGCCAATATGCAGTGGTTCTATCTAGGTCAACAGAGTATAAAAACGTGTTGCAGCCTTGGAAGGGTAAGTTAGATAGCTATTCAGCAACTACAGTAAAAGTAGTAAGTAAAACTATTGATGAAAACCTATTAAACACTAGTGATAATAGAACTGGAAACATAAATAGGGAGTTATTGGTAGCAGGAGATCAATTAACTGATATACAATCCGATGATTTAATCTTAACTTTTAATGCTTTGATGTCTAGCAAAGTGGAATTGCCAAGTTCAAACATAAGCTCTAGCACTGATATAACTTCTAGCGGCGTATATATGGTGGATACCTCAGCAGGTGATGTAGATATAACATTAAATAGTAATAATAGCGATCTTACTACTTTAATATTTAGTAAAATATCTACTGATGCTAATGCGGTTAATATAACTACAAGTGATGGCGTTACAATAGCTAATAGTAGTTCTTATATAATAAAAAATAACTTTGATGTAACTGGGTTTATACTTAACAGTGGCAACTATAAGATTTTAGAAAGGTATAAGGTGTATGAACCTTTAATAATTAGTCCAGCGGGGAATGACTTGCTTTACAAACTTAGGGTTGGTGCATAATGGCTAGTTTTAATAAGTCTTTAAGTGATGTTAGGGATACTGTATTTACTTATTTTAGCTCTGAATGGAATGATCTAACACCTATTACATACGATAACATAGACCATTATATAACTTTTAATACAGATTGGGTGCGTATATCTTTGAGGGCTACAAATCCTAGTGTTAGTGCTATAGGGCAAAAGAACTTTAGGTTTAAAGGCATAATATTTATACAGATATTTACCGTTGCTAATAACTCAACAATGAATAATGATACTTATATAAATTTAATTATAGAAAAATTTTCACAAATTCAATTAGAAAACTACATAACTTTGCGTGACACAGAGATAAACGGTTATAATATAAGCCAAGATACTAATGGGGTGTATTATCAAACTAATATGAGCGTACAGTTTTATTATGACGTTGTTAGGACATAAATCAAAACATACAAAAGGAGCATAACATGGCGTTAAATGCAGATACAAATAGGGTTGGATTATCGTATGTAGAGGAGAGTATAACGGGGACTACTCCGACAGACCCAGTATATAAAACTATACGATACACTGGGTCTAGCGATTTAAAATTTGAGTATACTACTGATACCTCTAAAGAGATTATACCAGATAGGCAGATAAGTGATCAGTTTTTAACAGGGGCAGAAGCGGCTGGCGGAGCTAATATAGAATTTTCTATGGACTCCTATGATGATTTACTTGAGGGAGCGATGTTCAATAGATGGAATAGAACAATACACCGTAATGATCTATCTACTACTTTGCCTTTGGTAGATATTGAAAAAGTTACAGATTCGACGGGTAAACTTAACTGCAATACTGCAGTTACCTCTGCTATATTTGCGGACTCTAGTATAGTGTTTTTTGATGGTGTAGGTGAAGATTTTAGCGGAGCGATAGCTAAAATAACAGGAAGCACCTTTGACGCATCTAACAATTTTTATGAATTTACGGTACTAAACGGTAAAACAGTAGAAAACATATACGCTACTGAAAAATCTAGGGTGTTCCAGTGTGGTTTTATCTTTTCGGACGTGCTGCAGGCTACAGTCTCTCCGAATACGCTTACAAGTGCGTCAACGGATATGACCACACTTGGAATAAGCGCGGGACAATGGATAAAAATAGGAAGTGTTAGTAATGTTGCAAATGATGGGTTTGATACAACGGCGGATAATGGTTTTGCTAGGGTAGAATCTACTGCTACGAATGTAATTTATTTAGATAAGGTTCCCGCAGGATGGGTAGCAGACGCTAATGGTGGTTCAAAAGAAATAGCAATATTTTATGATGCTTATATACAAAATGGCACTACCGAGATTAGCTATACCTTAGAAAGGTCATACCAAGACCATAATCCTATAGTTTATGAACGTTTTACAGGTATGCGTATTAACGAGTTCCAGTTATCAAACGAAAAACAAGCGGTAACCACTGGTAGCTTTAATTTTATGGGGCTTGGGGTTGTATTCGGTAATACTAGAGTTACTGGATCCACTGATGTTGATGCTTTTAGTACGACTCCATTTAATACCGTAAATAATATAAATTATTTAGAGCTTAACGATGTTGATATATCAGGTGGAGCTAATACTGGCGGCATAAACCTCGCTCTGAAAGTAGATTTTAGTATAAAAAACAATCTACGTGGACAAAATGCTATTGGTAGCTTACCTTATGTAGGTGTGGGTGTAGGGCAGTTTGATGTGTCGGGTAGCGTTGAAACTTATTTCCAAGATCAATCAATCCTTGAACTACTAGCTAACAATACGGATACCAGTTTAAGGGTGATGTATAATCTTGGTACACGTTACCATATAAACGACTGCCCACGGATCAAAATATCTAGCGGTGCACCAGATGTAAGTGGGGTTAATGCGGACGTGACAGCAGAGTATGGGTTCCAAGCATTAAAAGAACCTAATAAAGGTTATACTATGTCAATGTCTAAAATAAGCACTTATTAACCAACAACTAATATAATTGGAGAGACTTATATTATGATAACTAATTTAGATAAATTTTATGTGAATAATAAAGGTAAAAGCAATACCTACGATTATGAAAAGCATGGAGTGACATTCACACTTAAATTCGCAGGCAGAGCAAATGAAGCTTTTATAGCTTCTACGGCCAAACATTCAGTAATATTGCAAGATAAAGCCAATAAATTGTCCGAAAAAGAAAAAGAGCGTAAAATCATAGAGTTTAACCAAAAATTAGAACTGGATGTTTTAGTTGATAGTTTGCTTGTATCTTGGTCTGGAGTTATAGACAATGATGGTAAACCTGTAGACTTTACGGTTAAAACAGCTAAAGAACAATTAGGCAGGTTCCCAGACTTAGTGGCTGAATTAATGACCGCAGCAGCTAATCCTAAGAACTTTACTTATGTAGTTGATGATGAAAAAAAGTAATTGAAGCGGTAGCTATTGAGTTTGAAAACATCCTAAATAAAGATAGGGATGCTAATATACGCGCACAGCTAGAAGCTAGGGGTATTATAAGAAATGATATTTCTAAAGATTCTGGTTTAGTAGATACCGCATTTAGTAATTTTATAATAACTGCTTTTTATGAGCTACATTCAAGCAGTGGTGTAAATGGCACTATACCATGGGGGTGTATAAAAGAGTATTTAGTTTTTAATGGCTTTACTGAGTACCAGTTCATTATTTTATCTATTAGCTGTATAAGGCGTTTAGAAATAGTATATAATGAATATATACAGGCTAAAAATAATAAGGGCGCTTGTGACAAGTAAAAACATAAATGTAGATTTTGATGATCTATCTAAAGAGCTACAAATACTTGCTAAAACAGCTAAGACTAGTTTTGATAATTCTATAAAAGCTTTTTCGGCAGAACTAGTCTCTAAACTATTTGATAATAGCCCCGTAGACACAGGGCTTTATAGATCTAACCATACCGTTAGTATAGGTAGTCTTGTAGACCAAGAACAACCTATCAATGATAAAAGTACCGTTGTATATAACGCTAGAATGGATGCAAAAAGCTATGATAGTTCAAGGGATTCGGTAGTATATATACAAAATAATGTGGATTATGCTGAAAAGTTAGAATTTGGTCACAGTCAACAAACTCCAGCGGGTATTTACGGACAAACTTTAAGCGCGTCTACTTTCAAGTTTTTATTTAAGGATTAAAACATGGCTACTTCATATAATGTATTCATTAAAATGCAAACAGAAGGGGCTAGTAGGGCTTCACGGGATATAAGAAGTATAGAGACTAGTTCAAAATCAGCCTCGTCGGCTACTTTACTTTTAAGTAAAGCCCTATCGGTGTTGGGTGGGTCTTTTGCTGTCCATAAGATAATAGAAGCGAACGATGCTTGGATAGACTTCACAAATAATCTTAAATCTGCGGGTCTAGCAGGTCAAGAACTTGTAACGACTCAACAGGCTATATACGATATAGCACAGCAAACACATACACAACTTAAAGAGTCTGCGCACTTATATAGGGTATTGAAAACTACTATCGGGGAGGCTGGGGCTTCACAAGAAGATCTATTAAAAGTTACTAAAGCTCTAAATGAAGGTATACAGCAGTCTGGGGCTAGTAGACAGCAACAAATAGGCGGTATACAGCAGCTTGGCGAGGTTTTTGAAAAGGGTAGGCTGTATGCTAGACAGTATTTATCTATCGTATCTGATTTCCCTGCTATAGGTAACCTATTACGTCAAGCTTTCTTGCAGGCAAGTGGCGGTACTGAGTCATTTAGGCAACAGATGGACGAGGGTAAGATATCTAGTGAAGCCTTTTTTATGGCATTAAAAGCCATATCTTCACAACTTGATGCCACTCAAAACACTTTAGAAGTTACCTCAAAACAAGGATTAACGGATCTTAGCAGCGCTTTTAGTAGATTAGCTGGAGACATAATACCTAATGTAGGGAGTAAGTTAGAGAAAGTAGCTTCTGGAGTAGATATACTTACTGATAGTATACAGATACTTTCAAAAAACTCGGAATCAGTTTTTAAAAGTATAGCAAGTTCTATAGCACCTATAGGAGAAGCACTAGGTAAATTAAAATTTGACTTTTTTGAAGCTAATGCAGACGAGGTAAAAAATAATTTTGTAAGCGATATGGAGTCTATGGCTAAATCCGTAGGCATGCTTGCTATAAAAACTTTTGCGTTAAACTCGACGCTAACGGGCACATCTTTTTTACCAAAGATGAAGACCGATACTAAAAACCTGGGTGACTATTCTGGTAAAGTAGAAGGTTTAGTTACTGATTTTAAGGATCTAGGGTCTGCAGGGGTCATAGCACAGAAGGCTATAAATTCAGTAATAAACCCTAAGGTTGTTATAAAAGGTGATATGCCCGATATAACGCAGCCTACTATTAACTTCAAAGATGAAGATTTAAAAAATATACGTGATGCTGAAAACGCGTATAAAGGACTATCAGCTAGTCAAGAGGTTACAAGTAAGACTTATGACCAGTTGAGCCTAGCCATAGCGCGACAAAGGGAATCCTTAACTAGCATAGACCCCTTATATGCTCAGGTGGCACAAAATGCCGATAAGCTTACTAAATCCCAAATTGATAACCTAAATGCGTCTATTAAAAACCTAGACGAGGCTAAATCCACCTCTGAACTTTTACACTCCGTTACCGATACTTTCGCGGGTAGTTTCGCTGATGCTATAGCTAATATAACAACGGGGTCTGAGAGTGCTAGTCAAGCTTTCAAAGAGATGGCTAATAGTATTATAAGTGATCTAATACGTATAGGTCTTGAGAAGGCCGCTATAGGAATGGTTAATATGGGAGTCAATTGGTATATGGGGGGATCCTCAGCAGGAATGAATACTGGGGGTACTACAGGTGGGTTACAATCAGCCACGCCTCCTAGTTTTTCAAATAATTTACAAGCCCCTAGTCCTCCTCCCATGTTATCTTCTGGTCTTAGGTCTACACCTAGTGTAGGTTCTACAGTTAATATAAATACTACGGTCAATACCACACACACTGGGGCTAGTGGTTCTAAAGATGGGGAAAAAGTAGCAAAGGAGCAGGCCAAAATGATAGCCACTATGGTAAATACTCAAGTACAACAAGAACTAATGAAACAGAAACGTGTAGGCGGGATGCTATAGTTTTTTAATGTATTTTATTTAAGTTTTAATGCATTTTATTTGAGTTTTAATGCAGTTTATATACTACATTTTTCCTAAGAATGGCTTAAACATTAGACTTACAAAACCATAAGACATATAAAATATATAAAATATATAAAATATATAAAATAATTAAAAAGACATAAGAGTTTTTAAGCTTAAATATATAAGAACCTATATAAATATATATTTTTTAAGTTTTATATTACATTTTTAAACAAAAAGCTAGGTATATAAAGGGCTACAAGGGTATTTACCGTGGTATAAAATATAGTTAAAAAATAATTTTTTTATTTATAAATATAAATAGTGTATACTTAATAGTACATATAAAGCTTTTATTTTTATGCAAAATGGACACGTTCCCAGATATACCTAAACCATCAGATGTTAAGCTAACATCAACATGGAATATACTAAAAGCTTCTTTTGGCGATAACTACGAACAGTTTTCAGCAGATGGGGCGAACCCAAAGAAAGATAGTTATGAATTATCTTGGGAAATACTCAGTGATGTAGATTATGAAGCTTTAGAAACTTTTTTAGATACTCAAACACCCGTAAAAGCCTTTTATTGGGATAACCCTTTGTCGGGGAATAATGAGGTTGTGAGGATGGATATCGGCGGCATTTCCCGTCAAAAGGAAGGGGTAAACTATGCTAAGGTAAGCGTAAAACTTAATAAAGCGTATGGGTACTAACTATGGCTGATCAAGAATACGCGGCATTACAAACAGATGCCCTAATAGAACTTTATATAATAGATTTATCTAAAGTATCAGTTTATCCTAACCCGCAAGAAAAGCTATATATAACGAACGGGCTAGATAAGGATAGATCCAATTTAGAGTATGATGGTAATGAATACACTCCAGTACCAGTTGAGTCGGAAGGATTTGAAATAAACTCCACGGGGGCTATGCCTAGACCTACCATAACCATAGGAAACGTAGACTCGGGGTTTAACGATCTTTTAAAAGCCTATGGAAACTTATTAGGTGCTGAGTTAACCAGATATCAGGTATTTTACGAGTACCTAGACGGTAAAGATAAAGGCGGCATAGGTGCTTATAAAGCTAAAGATGTATGGACTATTAATAGAAAGGTAGTACATAACAAAACACAAATAAAATTTGAACTAAAAAACCCTTTGGACTTAGAGAATGTGTTAGTACCTAAAGGTCAATTTACAAGAAAATGCGAACATACATACCGCGTGTGGGATGTAGGAACGCAGTCTTTTATCCAGGGGTCATGTCCTTATACTGATGAAACACATACTTTTGACGAGTTGGGGAATAAGTGCAGCAAACAAAACGACGTATGCGGTAAAAGATACACTGATTGCGCTATAAGGTTCAATGCCGTGGATAAGAAGGCTCCAGTTCAAGGTCTTTTCTTCCCTTTAATACCTAAATTTTAGATAAGGTTTTTATGAGATTAAAAGAGCTACAGCCGCAGATACAAGATTACTGTAAAAAGCTAGCACCTCAAGAAGCTTGCGGGTTGATTTTAAAGAACGACTTAGAGTTTGAGTTTGTACCTTGTGAAAATATAGCAGTGGATAAAGAAACTAATTTTAAAATAGCTGATACCACCATGCTCAAATACTCTAAAGACATATACTCTATATTCCATAGCCATGTAGAGGGTGGAACCCCTGCGGTCACTTTATCGGATATAAAAACTTGTGAAGCTTGGGGATGCATAGGTAGCATAGTGTTTTTAAGTCCTAATGACAATAACATATGCTCCGATGTAGTTTTCTACGGTAAGGAAGTTATATATAAGAAGTTAACTGGTAGACCTTATTATTATAATGTGTTTGATTGTTTCACTATGATACGTGACTTCTACTACACTCAGCTTAACATAGACTTAAAACATGTATACAGCGACTATGGTTGGTGGGAACATACAGAGCATAAAGATAGCTTATATTTAAAGGAACCCGATAGGTTAAACTTAGTAGAGATTGACATTAGACAACCTCTCCAAGTAGGTGATATACTATCCATGAAGCTAGGTCGTAGCAAATGCATAAATCATGGCAGCATTTACGTAGGTAACAATAAGATACTTCACCATTTAGAAGGTAAACTATCATGTACAGAGAGTTTTGGTAAATACGGCAATCGGGTAGAGCGTGGTTTAAGGTATAACCCTGAAATAAAGCTTTTACCTAAACAAGAAAAGGTGGTGTTTTAATGTTATCTACTATAAGGTTACACGGTGTATTGGCAAAACGTTTTGGTGATGAACTGCAGTTCAAAGTAGATTCTGTGAGAGAAGGGGTACAAGCACTATTAGCAAATTTTAAAGATTTTAAATCGGTGCTTAGGCAATACGACTTTAGATTTATTGCGGATGGCGTTAACCTCGATAGGAAAGACGTATGTGATGCCGTTTACCCTTTTAAGGTATTAGATATAATACCTGTCACTGAGGGTGATAAGATGAACTCTAACACAACAAAAGCTATAATCGGGGGCGTAGAAATAGCTGCGGGTATAGTTTTTGATGCGTTTTCAATGGGCACAGTAGGTAACCCACTCATAATGGCTGGGGTGTCCACTATAGCAGGGGCGGTAATAAACAGCTTTATGAAGCCGCCAGAATACGATCAAAGCGGCGATGCTGCGACTAGTAATATATTCGACGGCGCAAGGAATGTGAGTAAAGAAGGGGTAGCTGTACCCATATTATATGGTAGAATGAAAGTAGGCTCACTAGTAGCTTCTGGGTTCATAGCCGTAGATGGGCAGAAAATTTAGAGGGTAGCATGTCTAAAAACAAAATACATGAAAGAATACCGCAAAATAACCAGCTAAGTTCGCAGACTTATGGAGACGTTAACTATAAGGTTAAGGTAGACTATGTTGATAACGATAATACCCCTCCTCAAAACAACCTATTAACTGGTACATTTAACCTAGGTAAAGGCGGCGGAGATTCTGGCGGGCACATAAACGGCGATGTCATGCATACGGATACTTACGCCAAGTTTATAGACATAGTGAGCGAGGGGCAAATAGAGGGCGCTGTAAATGGGTATAACTCTATATACTTAAATGGTACTCCGCTAGCAGATGAAAATGGCAATCTTAATTTTAAAGGGGTGCAGGTTTTTCCCATGTACGGGACTGAGGATCAACAGTTCCCTCCTATGTTTCAGAGATCTGGGGCTACTTATGCGATAAATGCAGAAATAAAAACCAATCAGGACTATACATTCACGGTAACTGATGACAGTATAACATCTGTGAACTTATTAATGAAAGTGCCTGTTTTATCAAGCTCAGATGATAAGGGAAATATTAATGGTACTTCTGTAGAGTTTCAAATTACAGTCAATGGCAAATTTATAACTAAACAGAGCATATCTGGCATAGCCACGAGTCCAATAGAGAAAGGTTTTGTAATTAATTTAGCGGATTTTCAGGGTGATAGAACCATAGTAATTCAAAGAACTACGCCAGATTCATCAGATCCTAAATTGCAAAACAAGTTGTATATAAATGCGTATACGTTACTGTTAGATCATACTATAAACTATGCTAATAGGGCAGGCTGCGCGATAATGCTTGAAGCCGCGCAATTTGGTACACAGTTGCCCGACAGATCATATGACCTAAAGGGCATCAATACCATAAACATACCCGAAAACTATGACCCTATAAACAGAACCTACACTGGCCACTGGAATGGGATATTTAAAAAAGCTTATACTAATAATCCAGTTTGGTGCTTATATGATCTACTAACTAATACTAGGTACGGGGCAGGGGACTATATACCCTTAGACAAGCTTAATAAGTTTGAATTATACGATATGGCGGCTTATTGCGATGAATTGGTAGTAGGTTTAGATGGTAAGCTAGAACCTAGGTTTACTTTTAACTGTTTAATAACCCAAAGAGAGCAGGTTTTAAGCATAGTTAAGAAGATACAAGGTAATTTCTTAGCGGCTTTATTCTATGTAGGTGGTGTCATAAAAATAGCACAGGATAAACCAGAAGATCCATCTCAATTAGTTACAAATGCCAACGTTATAGATGGGGTATTCAACTATTCTACTACTGAGCTAGACAAACAAACTAATACAGTAGTGGTTAGCTATAACGATCCTTTGAATGATTACGCTCTTACAACTGAAACGGTGTATAATAATGTGTTATTAAATCAATCAGGCAGGCAAGTAAAAAAAGAGGTAAATGCTTTTGGGTGTACGAGTAGATCTCAAGCGCATAGGATGGGGAAATATGTACTACTAACTGATATAGATAACGCCGAAACGGTAACCTATACCGCAGGCTTAGATCACGCTAAAGTTATTATAGGTGATATTATAGAGATCCATGACAACTTTATGGGGAATACAATATCAGCAGGCCGTATAAAATCCATGGATGGCCTAAATATAGAGCTAGATAGGGAGGTCACACTATTATCAGGAAATGCGTATAGCATTAGGCTTTTAGATCAAAATGGTTCAGTAGAAGAACTTAAAATAGATCATTCATCGGTAGGCACAATTAGCAATATAACTTTACAGGACAACAAGGGTTTCAGCGCTACGGATTTTACTATATATGCGATAACACAAGATGGGAACGATAACTATCAGGGCGAGTTGTACAGGATAATGAGCATACGTGAAAACGGGTTAAATATGTACGATATAACCGCGAATAAATATGTTAGCAGTAAGTTTGATAATTTATATAGTGGCAACCCTGTTGATGTGATACCCGAGGAACCTCTACCTCTTTTAAGGTACCCTGAAAACTTAGTGCTTGCTCAACATACGCTGTTTAAAGATGGTAAAAATATACTTAATGATGTCAATTTTAGTTGGAACAAAGTAAATGGTGCTACACACTACGAGTACCAATATAGGATAGACAGTGGGCAGTTTACTCAGATAGAACGTACTAATGACAGGCAAGTTAAGATTATAGCAGGAGATGGGGTATACGATATAAGGGTAAGGGCGGTAGACCTATTAAACAGAAGCTCTAAGTTCTCAGAAACCACAAGTAATATACAATCAGGTGATATAACCCCTAGCGATGTTACAACATTCACTATACATAGGTCTGGGAGCACGCTTACATTCAGTTGGGATACCGTCCCTCTCCAAGAATACGGACTTATTGCATATTATGAGATAAGACAGGGCGAGCATTGGTATAATGCATTAACTGTGTTTAAAACCTTATCTAACTCGTATACGTACACGCTGAACACTGGAGGGACATTTTTAATAAAAGCGGTTACCATAGCAGGGACTTATAGTATCAATGCCGCGTCCTATAACGCCTTCCCTGGTGATACCAATATTTATATAAACGATAACTATTCTAATTTAGGGTTCCCTCACAGTACCGCCGCGCAGTTAGATAACTTTACTGTAGAGCAAGAGGTATTTGAGTTCTCTGATGGCCAAGATTTCAATTTTAGTAATGGTGAAGTATTTAGCTTTACAAGCGCAGGCAGCACTAGACTGTTATTGAGTAAATTTAACTATGGAGCCTGGAATACTTTAACAGAGACGTGGGATACTTATGTAGAACCATGGGAAGGTCATATAAACATAGGAGACACAGGATTCTATGAAACCGATATAAAAGATTTAGGCGGAGTAGAAACAGTATTTATACACGCAAAAGCCATACAAACATACACCCCAGTAGACTTATACGCCCCAGATTTTGAGGGTTTATACGTCCCAGATCTATCTGAAAGTTGGTATGCAACGGGCAAAGAAGGGGTGGCTGATATGCGTGTGGAGATGAGGTATTCAGAGGATGGTGTAAACTATTCAACTTTTGCTGAATTTATACCAGGGCAATATCAAGGTAGGTATTTCCAGTATAGGATATACCTGACATCTAAAGTTATGAATTACAGGATCTATATAGAAGGTTTTGAGGTCGAGTATGATATACCCGATGTAATTGAGCGTAGTAATATTACGACAGATAGTACAGGGAAAATTACATATGTGTATACCAAGAATTACCACACTACCGACTTGGTTGTATTGGGCAACCCTACTGACCCTAATAATAACGTGACTGTGAAAACTTTAAGTAAAGGATTAACCCAAGCGACTTTTGAGTCAATAAACCAAACTACAGGAGCACCCGCCCCAAATGTTAATATCAACGTAATGATAAAAGGTTATTAAAATTAAGGAGAGAGAAATATATGTCAAATAACTACCAGGCAAACTCTATGAACCTAACTGGGTCTAGCACTGGGGGTGACCAACTACCTGAGCTGTTAAGCAAGATAAAGAACTCTTTTGATGCTTTGGCAACGGGTAATAGTGGTACATCATCCCCCCCATATGTGCAGCCATATGTGACGTGGATAAACTCTAACACTAATCTACAGTACTATATATCTCCTACTGATTATGGCAGCGTGTTATTGAATAATTTTAGTCCTGATAACGTAATAGAAGCTTCATCTAATATAGTGCTATCGGAAAACTCACATAAGCAAACTTTTTTAGTAGACTGTAGCGGCGGAGCTTTAACGGTAACCCTATCTACGTTAAATGCGTCCACTGATTCTGGGTACGAAGTAAATATAAAAAAAATAGATAACTCTGGCAATACTTTGACTATATTACATAGTGATATAGATGGGGAGTCGCAGTTAGTTCTACGTGAGAAAAATGATTCAGTTGAAGTAGTATACCATGGGAGCAAATACTATGTTAGAAGCAGCAACATAAAGCCTTTGCACGTACCTTCTGTGGTCACAGACACTTACACACTAGTCCCAGAAGATCATTTTAAGGTCATATTAATAAATAATACCGCTCCTATATCGGTCAACCTACCAGATGCGGCAACCTTAGCTAACGGTTATTCAGTTACTCTTAAGAAGATATCTGGGGCTAGTCTTGATGTTACTGTAACCACTAATGGGGCGGATACTATAGAGGGTGCTAATTCAATCGTACTAGACAGTCAATATGCGTATTTCACTTTGATATCAGATCAAAGTGGAGTATGGTATAAAGTAAGCGGAGGGTAACACATGTCACAGAACTATATACAGCCAACTACAGATCCCAATTCAAGCCCTAGTGCGAATGAACCTAATATACGCAATAATGATGATGCCTTATTAACTAGTTTCAGCGGCAATACCGCACCTGCGTTGACAGTACCAGGACAGCAATGGTTAGATACAGCGAACCAAATACTATACATAAGAAACAAGGATAATAACTCTTGGGTGCAGGTAGCGCAGGCGTTTGATTATTATAATTCACTAAGTCCAGGGTCGTATAACATAGGGACAGATTACAACGGTAGGGTAGTGTGGCTACTTAACTATGTGGGGCAACCTAGTGTTGACCTTCATTTTTTAGACTCAAACCTTTATCCCCTTAATTTCTCACTTACCGTTATAAGCTACTCTGATGGAGATCTAAACTTTTACCCTGCTGCTGGACAACAAATTTACCGCAATGGAGATTATGTTAACTCATATACCGCCTCTGGGCAGAGTAATGTCGTGTACACCGTATCTAAATTAACCTCAGGCGAGCTAGGAGTCATGGGCGTTGAGAAAGGCGTTAACTCCGACTTAGCTACCCTAACGCAAGCAGGAGAGAAGAAGATACTGGACTTCGTACACCCCATAGGGTCGGTGTTCACAGCTAATAGTAATATAGCTCCTCCTTTGCAAGGAGTCCTAGGTGTACACTGGACACTTTTACCAGAAGGCAGGGCGGTCATGACGGCTAGCTCAACTAATGTAGGCACCACATCAGGTTCAAACAGGCTAGACACGGGCAATACGGGGGCACATGCGATCACAGTATCCCAGCTCCCGTCCCATAATATAAGTTTTAGTGGGAGTATATCGGGCAGTTCCACCGTGCCTAGAGAGTATAACTCAACTCCTGGGTATGATTTTTATGGGGCTAAGTCTCTCTTTGCGACTTATGCTGTACCTCCTCCGAATATAACCTATCCTATCACAGGAACCTGTAGCGGTACAGCGGCACTAGGAGGCTCTAACCAAGGGCATAATCATGGCTTGGCTGTGGTAAACCAGAAACTAATGCACTGGTACAGGGTGTCATGATGCCACGTATTTTAATTATAATTAGCACAATATTATGGAGCAACATCCTTATGGCGGAACCTATACTACCTACCACGTATACTTTTGAGGCTTTTGAGGGGCAAGAGCAGAACCCTACAACAGGTAGGTCAACTAGCGTGGTGTTCACACCTAACCCATATATAGAGGGTAATGCGCCCTACGGCAAGGCAGTATGCACAAGGGCGTACAGTTCGCCAGAAAGCAAGGTGTCTTACCATTTCAAAGGAACAATAAATGCTAAGGATAGTTTTTTCTTAGCACAGATATTTAGTGATGCGTATACGCGCAAACGCATGGTATTTATAAGTTCATACTCGCAGGACTATAGGTTGAATTTGATATCAGGGAATCAAGAAGCTTGGTTAAGGTTTCAGTTTAACATAAATGAGGTGCGTTATTTTAACACAAAAATAATATCCCCAGAGATTTACACGCCGAGTATGATGGATCAAACAACACCTTATGTAGATGGGGGGTTAAAATGTGTTTTAGACTATTCGGGGGATACAGATGGCTAGGTTTTTATCGGCATATACGCCTTATGAACACGTATACAACTTATTAAGGATTATAGGGGACATATTAATGTTATCACTACTAAGGACGCTTTTTTTCAACACTAAAAATATAAATGACACACGTAGGAAGTTACTATTGCTAATAACCCTAGTAGTAACAGTCTTAAACTGTTTAGGTATATATAGGAACAGTTTTACTTTATGGAAATACCAAGACTTTATGAGTTATTTTTGGTTAGGCAGTGATATCTTGCAGCTTATATTCTGTAGCTTCATATACTGCTTTGTATACATGAAGGATAAAGTACCTAATGCTATGTCTGTGCTACTACTTTTTGCGGGCGGCTTTTTTTTGTTGCTAAATATATATAACTTTCTGGTAAACTTTAAGTGGCTACCTTACGAGGGGTTTGTAGTATTTACTTTCTGGTTCATAAACAATGGCGCTATGGTTACTTTCAGCGCTATGATAGTATACCTATTAGTAACAGGTAGGATAGGGTTACGTAAAGCATAGAGACCTGAATTAGGTGTAACTCGTGGTTATAATGTATAATTAATTAATACTAGGAAATATATGGTTGTATAGCTATGGGGTTCTGCAGGAACTACTGCAATAACTTGAAACGTATTGTAAGATCAAGGATTATTTTCGTACTCATGGGGGTAGCTATAGCTATAGTGGGTTTCCTCCAAGGCATTAATCAAGGGAGAATACACTCGGAGATAAAATGCACTAAGATAGATGCGACAAAGGTAGCCTTGATAGAATACAAACTCACTAAGACGAATAAGGATTTATATGGTAGATATATACTTGCTAAACGCAGTATTGAAAAAGAGGAAGATGCTTACCCTCCTTATTATGCAGATAGCCACGTTTAGCTTATCAGGGTGCAGTCTACTGCAAAATAAAGGCATAATAAAGCCTACGATAAATGTACCTAGTAGTATTCTAGCTCCTACAACTTTTAAAGGGCAAACGATACATGATTCACCTATAAAGGTATTCTATGAAACTCTGAGTAATACAAACATCTCCAAGCGTGATAAAGAGAAACTACTAACGGTAGTATATATGCTAAAGAGGAACTATTTTGTTGCATCTAAGGCATTACAGCGGTGTAACCTAAAAGTAAGGTACTTCGGTGAGTATATCAAGGCGTATAATACAGCAGTGAGTATGTCTATTTAGATCTGAACTTAGTTTTGGTCTTGGATAGCACGCTTTTAAATTTCTGTACATGTTTAGGTTGCGGTAGGTACCACCCGCATAGAAATACGGCTATGCCACATAATAAAAACCCAAAAAAGAAAGACCCTATAGTTCTCCAAAAACTATCTTGGTTCACCGTAAGTTTATCCGCTTGGTAGTTGTTTTGGTTATTACCCGCTACTTTACTGTCATTTATGTGCTTGGAGTCAACACTACCGCCCTGGGCTTTATAGTTGTTATCCCCTTTTTGGTTACTAAGCTTTGTATCAACAGTGATGCTGCGTTGTGAGCCTGAGTTATTAGTCGTACCACCTACTACGTTAGATAAAGCCGACCATACCGCACCTAAAGATGTACAGCCCGATAGACTAGTGCATATTAGTAAGAGTACTATGAACCTATTTATAAGTTTTACCATCTATATGTCTCTCCATTAACTTATTGTACTTGACCCATAAAAGATCTATGTTTTTCTGTTGTTCACTGGCACTAGGACTATTACTCAGATATTCTGAGTAATAAGTAAAAGTAGCTAGTAATATTGACGCCACAATACTAACCACGGTGAGTATTTTATTTGTATGCTTGGTTTTCACTTCTTGAGTTAAAACTTTATTATCTAAAGAATTTATCTTAGATTTAAGTTGTTGTAGAGATACCTTTAAGTCATCAAAATCGGAAGATAAAGAATCTATTTTAAAATCGGATTTGTAAAGATCTCGTTCTATAGATCCTAGGTGTTTTTGTAGGTTAGTCACCATATCGTATATTAGCTTGGTATCATCTGATGGCTGCTTCATTATTTACCCGCGTAATTCTTTTAGCTTTTTGTTTAACTCTGCTTGCTCAATTTCTTCCGCTATCTTTTTACGAGCTTTTTCTTCAACGGTGAGCTCCCGCTCACCTAGAATCAATAATAAGAATAGCAGTAAAGGTACAATCCCGCACAATATGCACCATAAAACCTCAGTGCGCCTATATTTATTAGCTAAAAATGCCCCCAATACAGCGCATAATATTAAAAATAAAGTCATTAAGATACCCCCAAAAATTATACAGCTACATACTTATTATATATACTTTTAAGATATACTCCTAATTTCCAGATTCTTTGGTTTTTTGATACTGGTAGATAGCATCTAAAAAAGCACGTTGCCCTTGTTCTTTTGCTTGTAATTTGTTAAACACAGCTACATCTATAGTATCCTCCATCAAGAGTATATGGTTACGCACCTCATTACGCTGTCCTTGACGGTGGAGTCTACCTATTAACTGAGTATATTGCTCCCAACTATACGTTAAACTATACCATAGGATATTATGCCCTCCTTTTTGAAGGTTCAACCCATGACTGACACTCGCGGGATTACATAACATAATAGGTAGTTCTTTACTATTCCATAGCTTTTCGTATTCTTTCATCTTAGCAGAAGGAGTCCCGCTACCTAAATGCGGAACATCCTCACCCAGTGCGGATTTTAACATTTCATACTCATACCTAAAAGTATAGGCTATCAAAAGCGGTTCACCATTCATACCTTCTACAAAATCCTTCAATACATCTAACTTTAAAGTATGGATCTTCTCAACTTCTCTAGGCAAATCATCTACTAGGTCGTGGTATAGAAACCCTTGTACAAACTGTCTACATTTACCTGTTAAACTCGCTGCATTAAACGCTTCTATACCTTCATCTTTTGAGCTATCCAATTCGTAAAACATATCTTTTTCTAAGCTCTCATATTTCTTTTTAAGCTTCTTAGTTAGTTTTACGTTTATTTTATTTAAAGATAGTTCTGGGATACTAGGGAGTTCAGCTTCATCTATTCTATAGGTTATATCCGCGACAAGTTTAGGTATTAATTCTTTACATTCAGGACGTATTTTATATTCTTTAAAGTTATAACCCACTTCATAAAAGAACCTAGCCTTAAAAGCAGATATAGTCTTGCCAAGCCTTTCCCCTTTATCTAGGAGATAATACTGCGACCATAAGTCGAGGTAGTTATTCGGGGATGGGGTGGCTGAAAGCAGAACTACACGTTTAACTAATTTACACAAACCTTTACATATTTTAAATCTAGTTGTAGACCAAGATTTTAGTTTACTAGATTCATCGAATATTATAGCATTAAATTTTAGTAGCTTATGTTTGATAATACACTTCTCTAGCCAAGCTAACCCTTCATAGTTTATTAAGAATATATCTGGCCTGCTTTCTAAATACACCTTCTCTTTATTGGTTCCGTGTAAAGTAGCTATGGTGGTGTCCTTAAATTGTTCCCACTTAGCGCACTCTTGCGCCCACGTTAACTCGACAACCGACAAAGGAGCTACTATTAGAACCGTTGAGCCTTTGAATTTATTTTTAAGGTAATTTATATGGCTTAACGTACATGAGGTCTTACCCGCCCCCATAGGTAGCCACATCGCAGACTTTTTGACGTTCTCTAAAAAATCAATAGCCCCCTGTTGGTAGCTATGAGGTGTAAAAGTCTTTATTTCGCTAGCCATACTCCCTCCTTGTAAGGCATCAGTACATCATCTACACTCGTATATGAGTCCACAACATGAACTGTTTGTCCTAGGTCTCTCCTCTTATTATGGTCACGTAGTTGCGCATCTGTTGGTTTTTCACCTGTAGCTTTACATTCGATGAAAAATACGGGTAAGTTAGGTAAGGTAATAACCCTGTCTGGGACTGAACGTCTAGCGGGAGATGTAAACTTTTCAGCGACACCTCCTAGCTTCTTGACCTCTTTAACTAGGTATGCCTCGACTTTAGACTCAGGTAGACCCTCTTTTCTAGCTTTCAGCATAACTAATCCTCTTTAATATTACAGTTTTGCTTTATGTAATCGGGCAATGATACCATTTGAAACTTACATGCATCTATATACATTTTATCGTATTTACGATCTATTTTACGCAATAGTAGGCTAAATATATCTTTACAGGTTGCCATGCGAGCTTTGCCTTGCATTTCAGCATAAAGAAACTCAGTTATTTGATTTAGGCTTAAACTTGGTAAATCATCGAAAAAGTTATCATTATCTAATTCTTTTTGTAGGGACAGCAATTTCTCGTGGTAGGTACATAGCTGTTTAAAAAGTTCTTGTTCTTTTAAAGGCAATGGGCTAGCATTTGTAGATATGTCTATATCAGTGCCCCTAAAATTATCTGGTAGAGGTATGTTAAGTGATTTGCAACTACCTATATAAGCTATTATGTATCTTCTACGGATAGCTTTACGTATTTTTTGGTATGTACGTCTGCAAGTATCCATGCGAGCTTTGCCCATCATTTCTACGTAAAGAATTTCTTTTAACCCGTGTACTCCTACCCCTTTTAATACTTCTTTTAAGGGCAAGTTATCTAACGCTCCCTGCAATTCCACCGCAGTAGTATCGTTCATGGTTATACCCTCAAATAAAGGTAAATCTATCAATTCTAGTTTTCTGTCTATCATAAGTCTCTCCTTTTTATATTATGTGTTCTTAATAACTTTATAAATTTTAAATATTTTAGTAGTAATTGTATTCACCTTCTAGGTTGTTGCCCCTTACGCAGTATCTGCAGTCGGTGCAGTTGTAGCAGTTGTTGCAGTTGTTACAGTCTTTGCAGTCTTGGCAGTCGTCGCAGGAGCTGCAATTGTCGCAGGAGCTGCATTTATAGCATTTGTTGCAGTCGTCGCAGGAGCTGCATTTATAGCATTTGTTGCAGTTGTTGCAGTTGTCACAGTCTTTGCAGTCTTGGCAGTCGTCGCAGTCGGTGCAGTTGTAGCAGTTGTTGCAGTTATTGCAGAAGTAGCAGTCGTTGCAGTGTTTGCAGAAGTAGCAGAGTTTGCAGTCATAGCATTTGTAGCAGCCATCGCAGTTGTAGCAGAGTTTGCAGTTATTGCATTTGTTGCAGTTGTTGCAGTTGTCACAGTCTTTGCAGTCTTGGCAGTCGTCGCAGTTGTTGCATTTGTAGCAGTAGTTGCAGTTATTGCAGAAGTAGCAGTCGTTGCAGTCGGTGCAGTGATAACAGTAGTTGCAATTGTCGCATTTGTGGCAGTAGTTGCAATTGTCGCATTTGAAACAATCCCAACAGCCTGTGTTTGT